GGCTCGTCATGGGTGCGATAAAGGCACTATGGATAAATTAAAGGCCAAATATTGGTCTTGTAAGGCGTGGTAGTTATGAGATTAGAAGTTAGCCAACTGGTGTCGTTTGTTGCCTTGGGTCTTCTGGGTTGGGCCTCTATGCAGGTTTACCAGATGAATGCTCAGTTGATGGTCACGTCCTACAAAGTTGAAGAAAACTACAACATGATCAAGCCCATGTGGCAGGATTTTTTGGTAAGGAACGCACATCATGATCAGCCGCAGCCAAATGGCAAAGCAAATATCCACGCCACCAACAGGGAGAGGTAATATGAGTTTATACGAGAATATCCGAAAACGTCGAGCAAGCGGAAAGCCTATGCGTAACAAGGGCGACAAGGGTGCGCCTAGTAACCAAGACTTTGTTAATGCGGCTAAAACCGCGAAGAAGGCAAAGGGTGGTATGATAAATAAAGGCTACAAGAACGGTGGCTGTGTTATGGCTGGTCGCGGTGGGAAATATAAAGGCGGAATGTAATGACAACTTCTGGATCAAGAGATTTCAATCTCGATGTAGGTGAGCTTATCGAGGAAGCATACGAGCGGTGCGGTATAGAAGTACGCACGGGCTACGATGCCAAAACTGCTCGTCGATCTTTGAATCTCATGTTTGCAGAATGGGCCAACAGAGGGTTGAACCTGTGGACTGTTAAGTCTCATACGATTGATCTCACGCAGGGTCAGGCACAAGAAACTCTTTCTGACAATGTAGTTGATCTATTGGATGTTGTTCTTCGTAGAAACAATACTGACTACGAAGTTCAAAGAATATCCAGGGGAGAGTACGCAACTCTGCCGAATAAAACAACGCAGGGAAGACCTAGCCAGTATTGGCTAAACCGTCAGATTAATCCAGTTCTGAATCTTTGGGCTGTACCTGAGAACTCTACAGATCAAATTATTTATTATTTTGTTCAGAGGATCGAAGATGCTGACACATTGGTTAATACAACAGATCTGCCCTTCCGGTTCTATCCTTGTATGGCTGCAGGACTATCCTACTACATTGCTATGAAACGAGCACCAGAACGTGTACAGTTGTTAAAGACTGTTTACGAAGAAGAGTTCCAACGAGCAGCGGATGAAGATCAGGGGAGAACTCCTTTGAAACTTCAACCTAGTCTCAGTTATTTGAGGGTCTAATGGCATACGCGAGTGGCAGCAAAGCATGGGGTATATCGGATCGATCAGGCCGTCGATACCGTCTTCGTGACATGAAGGTGGAGTGGACGGGGGCCAAGGTTGGTCCTGATGAGTTTGATCCCAAGCAGCCTCAGTTGTTCCCACCAAAAGCGTATCCAGATCCTCAAGCATTGAGGAACCCGAGACCAGAAACAAATTTAGAGGAACAACGGGCGTTACAGTGGGGATGGAATCCAGTGGGATTTAATTACTTGCCGGGCCTTTCCCCAGATGACAATTTACAGGCCACAGGATCTGTCGGCACAGCTACGGTGGTGATAACATGAGCTTTACATATGATGAACTAAAGACGGCGATACAGGACTACACTGACAACACTGAGACAAGTTTTATTAACAACCTGCCTTTGTTTATCCGAGTCGCAGAAGAACGCATTTTAAAAAATGTACAGCTTGATTTGTTCCGTAAAAATGCCAATGCGATCATGGTTAAAAGTTCTGAGTACTTAGGATCTCCTACAGATTTCTTGGCTCCGTTTTCATTAAGCTACACCGTTAATGGTGACAAAGTTTTTGTAGAGTTTAAGGACGTTTCCTTTTGTCAAACGTATACCCCAAACGCTACGACAGAAGGTCAGCCTAAATACTACGCCCAGTTTGACGTAAATAATTTTTTACTGTCACCTTCCCCAGACGCAAACTATGACTGTGAAATGCATTACTTTTATAGGCCCCTTAGTTTAACTGCGGGTGCAGGCTCTGAAACAACTTGGCTAAGTACCAATGCTGAGATGTGTCTTTTGTACGGCTCGTTAGTAGAGGCGAACATTTACCTCAAAGGTGAGCAAGATGTTATGCAAATGTATAACAGCAGATTTACAGAGGCTATGACCGCCCTTAAAATGTTGGGTGAAGCAAAAGAAACGACTCAAGAGTACCGAGTTGGACGAGTTATAAGGCAGAAACAATGATACAAATAGAAGCTTTTGAAAACTTTAAAGTGCGTACATCTAACGATGGAGGCCACAGTATAGATACGGTGGCAGAAATGTGCGCGGACAAACTTATGAGTGTTTCTGACACTGCTCCAGAAGAGATTAGGGTGCAGGCCGAAGCATTTAAAACACAAATGTTGAATGTTGTCTCTCATTACATTAAGATGGCAGTCAAGGAAGACCGCGCAACAATGTGCATTAAAATTCAGAAGGCTGGCTTTTCGGACCTAGCTGAACAACTAAGGAGAATCTGATGGCCTTTACTGGTAACTACATGTGTACATCGTTCAAAAAAGAACTGATGACTGCTACACACAATTTTAGTGCTTCCGGCGGAAACACTTTTAAACTCGCATTGTATACAAATAGTGCTACATTTACGGCAGCAACTACAGCGTATACTTCGTCTAATGAGGTGTCTAACTCAGGGAGCTACACTGCTGGAGGTGGTGCGTTAACCAACGTGACGCCGACAACTTCGGGCACAACAGCCTTGACAGACTTCGCTGATAAAGATTTTACGTCTGCTACAATTACAGCACGGGGCGCGTTAATTTATAACGACAGCGCTGCGGGAGACCCTACAGTCGCAGTTCTTGATTTTGGTTCCGATAAGACATCCACAACAGGGACTTTCACTATCCAGTTCCCAGTAGCGGACGCGGCTAACGCGATCATTCGGATCGCCTAATTTTAAGGAGATCTCGGTATGGCGCTTATTGTTGCTGATAGAGTCAAGGAAACTACAAACACCACCGGAACAGGTGCGTACACTCTCGGTGGTGCAGTCGCGGGGTTTGATGCCTTTAGTTCTGTAATGAGTAACGCAGACACTGCGTACTATGCTATAACAGACGAGGTTAACTGGGAAGTCGGTCTAGGTACTTTTACCTCTTCCGGTGGAACAATGGCCCGAACAACTGTTCTTGACTCATCAAACAGTGGCAGCGCAGTAAACTGGGGGGCAGGAACAAAGTCTATTTTCCTGACATTACCTGCGGTTAAAGTAATACAAGAGGATGCTGGCGATAACATTACTGTCGGCAACAACATCATCGTTGGAGGAACTGTTGACGGCGTAGACATTGCTACTCGAGATGCGGTTCTGACCTCTACGACTACTACCGCAAACGCAGCTTTACCTAAAGCTGGCGGTACAATGACAGGTAATTTAATTCTTAATGCCGATCCGACTGCTACATTACAAGCAGCCACCAAGCAGTATGTAGATACGATTGCGGCGGCGGGAATACATTATCACCAACCTTGTCGAGCACAGGCAACGGCAAATCTTAATGCTACATATAACAACGGGTCTAGTGGTGTTGGAGCTACTTTGACTAACGCTGGAACACAGGCGGCATTGGTTATTGACGGGGTTTCTCTATCCTCATCGGATCGAGTTTTAATCCAATTACAGACTAACCAAGCTCACAACGGTGTTTACACAGTTACTACAGTTGGTAGTGGTAGCACTAATTGGGTACTTACTCGAGCCACTGATGCTGATTCATATGGGCCAAGTGACCCAGACGCATTAGGGGAAGGCGATGCTTTCTTTGTTACTGAAGGTACAGTTCACGGTGGTGAGCTAGATGTGATGACTACGTCAGGTACTATTACTTTTGGTACAACTGCGATTGTCTTTGCGCTAGTTTCAGATGCTCCAATTTACACAGGTGGAACTGGGGTTTCTATTTCTGGAACTGTGGTATCTATAGGTCAGGCGGTTGCTACAAGCAGTAATGTGACGTTTAACCAAGTGACTGCTGCTCTGGTTGGTAATTCATCGACGGCTACCAAATGGGCTACGGGTAGAACTATTACTTTAACAGGTGACACTACAGGAGTATCCGGTACTTTTGATGGTTCTGGTAACGCATCTATCAGCACTACAATAGCAGACTTACCTGGGAAACAGCCTTACTTAACTGTAGCAACTACCGTTTCTGGCGGTAAATTCTTGTTAGATGGCAGTTCTCAGCAGATCGCGCAACTACCTCGTTCTGTAACGATTCGGTTTGATCAGTCTGATAGCAGTAACACGACTCACCCGTTGCGTTTAAGTACTACGTCTGACGGTACTCATGGAGGGGGCTCTGCTTATACCACTGGAGTTACGACTGTTGGAACACCGGGGTCGGCAGGCTCGTATACTCAGGTTACAATACAACAGTCCGCTCCGAATACATTGTATTATTATTGCGCTAACCACTCCGGTATGGGCAGTAAAATTTCAACGGGCATAGATTTAACTCCGTCTGCCTCTCCTACATTCTCGTCCGTTACTGCGGATTTAACGGGTGATGTCACAGGGTCTGCAAACACGCTATCAACCGCTCGAACAATCGGGATGACAGGTGATGTTGTTTGGACTTCCGCTGCATTTGACGGAAGTGGGAATGTCACTGGCACAGCAACGATACAAGCTAACTCTGTGGCTCTTGGAACAGACACAACTGGGAACTATGTTGCTGCAGGCGCTACCTCTGGTACGGGTATTTCGGGCTCTGTTTCCAGCGAAGGTGGGACTTTTACAGTCACTTCTAACGCAACTAGCGGGAACACTGGTGGAGCTATAGTTGCAAGGGATGGCTCTGGTAACTTTACTGCGGGTACTATTACTGCCTCTTTAAGCGGGAATGCCTCTACTTCTTCTTCTACTTCGGGCAATGCAGCAACTGCTACGGCGTTGCAGACAGCAAGAAATATTGGCGGTGTATCATTTAATGGTACAGCTAGTATTAACTTACCAGGGGTAAACACCGGAGGTAATCAAAGCACTTCTGGCAATGCAGCTAGTGCCACGGTTTTACAGACAGCAAGGAACATCGGTGGTGTGTCCTTTAACGGTTCAGCTAATATTAACTTGCCCGGAGTAAACACTTCGGGGAACCAAAACACTTCTGGCAATGCAGCGACTGCAACCACCGCATCAACGGCTAACGCCTTAAATACTTCAAATGATTATCGTGTAGATTCTTTCGGGGTCGGCACAAACGCTTCGGGAACAACTGGAGAAATACGGGCTACAAACAACGTCACAGCGTATTACTCAGATGATAGACTGAAGACACGTTTTGGAAATATTGAAAACGCTCTTGAGATGCTTTCGACTCTAAACGGTTTCTACTATGAAGCTAACGAGACTGCAGTTTCTTTGGGTTATGATGTCCACAAAGAGGTTGGGATTTCAGCCCAAGAAGTGCAAAAGATACTTCCTGAGATTGTAGCCCCTGCCCCTATTGATGATAAGTACCTGACTGTGCGATATGAACGGATGGTCCCTCTTTTAGTAGAGGCAATAAAAGAATTGTCGGATAAAGTAACAGACCTACAAGACCGTCTAGATGAAATAGAATAGGAGAATTAAATGCTAGGCTTTTCGCCATTCTCCGCCGGACCATTCTCCGCTAGTGGTGAAGCTAGTGCTCTTAATATCTTAACAGGGCAAGAGGCTACAGCCTCAGTCGGTACAGTACAGGTATTTGGATACGCTCCTTTTTCAGTGACAAGTCCTACTCCTGCAGTTGGTTCTGTTGGGCAAGTAACGGTTGACGCGGGTTCCACGGCTACCTTCTCCATAGGGGGTGCAACAGGTTCTGTTGGGCAAGTACTGGTTGACGCGGGGGTAACCGCTACAGTTACAGGAGTTTCTGCAACAGGTTCTGTTAATCCAGTTACAGTGTTCAATCTTACTGTTGCCGCAGTCACTGGGCAGTCACTCACTGGTACTGTTGGGAGCATAGCATACGTTAAAGCAGACGCTGTAGTTTCACCGACAGGGGTCACTGCCACAGGCGCAGTTGGTAGTATAACTGCAGGGATCGTCACCGTTGCAGAAGCAACTGGAGTTTCTGGCTCTGGTAGTGTAGGATCAATCACAATGACAGGTGGCGCAACGATTGTCCCAGATGGTGTCGAAGGCACTGGAGTGATGGGACAGGCTAACGTCTGGGGTACAATTATTCCAAATACAGGCACTGTTTGGACAGAAATACAAGCGTAAGGAGTTTCAATGCCTAGTACATATACTGATAATAGCGGGATTGAACTTCCAGCAAATGGGGAACAGTCCGGCACATGGGGTGAAACCGTAAACGATAACATGAATATCATTGACCGTTTGTCTAATGGTATCGGAACTATCTCATTAAGCGGAACGTCTCATTCTCTCATTACCTCAGATGGAGTTCTGTCTGATGGTCAATACAATACGTTGTTGTTGTCTGGGTCGCCTAGCGGCACAAATACAATTACAATTAGCCCCAACAGCAATCAACATATTTACACTGTTATTAACTCTAGCGGTCAAGACGCTGTCTTTACTCAAGGTTCTGGAGCCAACATAACGGTTAAGAATGGTTCCACTAAAATTATTTACGCAGATGGCGCAGGTTCTGGTGCAGCAGTTGTAGATATAACCAACACCTTAGATATTAACGCTCTACATCTGTCTGGTGTAGCGGTAACTTCTTCTGCTGCAGAGTTAAACATTTTAGATGGCGTTACCTCCACTACTGCAGAGTTGAACATCTTGGATGGCGCAACCCTTGATGTTAACGAGTTAAACATCCTAGACGGCGCAACAGTTACTACAGCCGAACTAAACGTTTTAGACGGTATTCCTGCTACTCTAACGGCTACTGAGTTAGGCTATGTAGACGGAGTAACCAGTTCTATACAGACTCAACTAAATAATTTGTTGACAGGTCCTAGTATAACAAGTCCTGTGACAGTTACAGGAGGCACTGCAAGTTGGGTACTTACTGCTTCCGGAACTACACTAACCTTTTCTTACAACGGAGTTCCTAAGATACGATTTGATGGTTCTACTGGAGACATCACCGCAACTGGGAACATCACAGCCTACGGGAGTTTATAATCAATGCCAGTTCCTACAGGTACAGCCAGTTTACAGGACATTCAAAACGAGTTTGGCGGAAGCCATCCAATCGGGATTAGCGAATACTACGGTGCAGCGGCGGGAGTTCCTGCCAGCGGCACAATTTCTATTAACGATTTCAGAGGCAAGTCCAATACATTTGCGTTTACCTTGACATCTAACCAACAAAACTACGATGTTCGAGCAGCGGCACTTAGCGCGGGATGGGACGGGTCATCCGAAGTTCAGCTTACAATTAACTCTGGAGTCACTGTTTACGCAAGCAGCACGTCGAACTATGCTTGCTCGTTTTCTGGGTCTTTCCCTTCTGGGGCTAAGTTAATTAATAACGGGATTATTGTTGGTCGCGGAGGAAATGGTGGCAACGGATACGCAGGCAACGGTGCATGTTACGGGTATGCTCCGTATGGTGGTGGATCTACAGGAGGCACAGGTGGCCCCGGTCTTTACACTTCGGTGGCGTTAAGTGTTACGAATAATAACCGTATTTCCGGTGGCGGCGGAGGTGGCGGTGGTGGCTACCCATCCAACTTTTCTTGGGGCGGATCTGGTGCTGGCGGAGGTCTTGGTATCTCTAGCGGAGGAAGCCCCGGAACTCACGGCTATGGATATGGCAATGGTGGGAATTTGACTGCCTTCGGCTACGGCGGAACCCCTAGATCTCAACCGGGCAGTGGCTGTCCTTGGGTTGAAGTGGGTGGTCGCGGAGGAAATGGTGGGACTTATGGCGCGGGTGGATCGGCTCCTGGTTCTTCTTCTGCACCAGGTGTCGGCGGCAACTACATAACTGGCAACAGTAACGTTACTTGGGTTGCAACTGGTACTCGGAACGGTGGAGTAGCCTAAGTTGCCTCAAGAGTTTCAAGTTGCTTTCTTTGACGAAGAAAGAGGAACCATAGGTATTGTCTGGGACGGCATGGAGAATCCCATGGCTGTCGAGCTCCCCATAGATGGAGCGGGGTACTACCCTTCTAAACAAGACCTAATTCAGTATATAGCTGGGTTTGTCCCAAGAAATACAATTAACAGTCCTCGACAAAAAGCTTTAGAAAAAGGCATACCTAATGTTGATGTTGTTCGAGATCTCGTAGATCCCGACCTTATGGTTATGGACTATGTAGCAACGCCTAAAGAACTAGAAGACATCATAGACGAGCAGCAGCGTGACGATTTCAGAAACGGTGTGCTAGAAGTTCTGGAAGAAATAGGTTTGTTTAAAAGATGAACTTGTTGCAGGAAAAAATGTTTACGGACAAAGAGACTGTGGCAAAGAGACTTGCGGTGTGCGGCTCTTGTCCTAGAAAAAAACTATCTAGGATTGTAAAAGTCTGGTCATACTGTGCTGAATGCCACTGTCCTTTAAAAGCAAAGACAGTTTTAAAAAGAGAAAGCTGCCCATTAGGAAAATGGAACTTTGTCTAGTAGTATTCTTGTTGGTTCTTTCGGCCTACCTGATTCCTTTATAGATTATATTAATGGTGCGGATTTTCCTTGGAACTACGTTCATAGATCTACATCAGACGGCCTTTCATTTATGGGCCATACGCTTGTTTGCCGTAAAGATGAAGATCGTTGGAAGCCTAACTCAGAACATTGGCCCACGGTTTACAAAGCGTTTGCTGCATTCTGTGATCGAAACAACATTGAGTTTACTGAAATTCAACGTTGTGCAATTAACATGACTTTTTCTCGTCCTGACTATCCTTGTAGTGATGCACATGTGGATAAAACAACAGATCACAAAGTTCTTTTAGTCTACTTGAACTCTGATTGCACAGGGGACACTATAATCTACAGTGATACATACAAGCAGGGAACAACGGGGGTTGCATTTTTTGACACAAAAGAGTTTAATGAGCTCAAAGAAATTAAAAGAATAAGCCCAGAAAAAAACAAAGCTGTTGTTTTTGACGGGGCTCATTATCATGCAGCAGAGTTTCCTGTTGCGGGGCAAAGAAGGCTAGTTTTAGTAGCTAACTTTAGATAGGGGGGCACATGCCTAACGAAATTATCTACTGGCAGTGGGAAAAAGAAATTTCTCCAGAAGTTTGCACTCGGTTAATTTCCGAGAACAGACGAAACCTACAAGCAGCCAGAACCGTAGGGCCCGGTGGTCAAGATATGGTGGTAGACAGGCGAAGGAGTAGAGTAAACTTTGACGTAACCACTGAGGTTGAGGAAATGTGTTTGCATTATTTGTGGCTTGCAAACAGAGATGCCTTTGGATTTGACCTGTGGCCTAACGAAAAAAATAGAAACTTTAAGGCTCAGTTTTTAGAGTATAACGCAGAAGAAAAGGGCCATTTTGATTGGCATCAAGATAGTTACCACCACGGGACTGCACGTTCCAACCGGAAGCTAACTCTGATTTGCCAATTAACTGATCCTAGTGAATATAAGGGCGGAGAACTAGATATAGGTATGGGCGGTGTTCCGTTAAGACCGGGACAAGGGACCATTGTAGTGTTCCCAAGCTACATGATTCACAGGATTAGTCCTGTGACCGAAGGCAGGCGCAACTCTTTTGTTGCTTGGGTAGAAGGACCGGAGTGGAAATAATGAGCTTAGAACAAGAAGAATTTTTAAAAGAACACGGATACTTTGTTGTACATGATGTGATGCCAAAGGACGTGTGTGAGAATCTTGCAAAAGAATTTGCGCGTGATGCAGAGTATATTGGGGTTAAAGATGACCTATGTCCGTCTGTTAATGGTTTATATAACCACATGCCTTTTGTCAGAACTTTAGTTGGTTTAGTGCCGCACATAAGTCATTTAGTGGGTGAAGCTGTTTTGCCAACATATGCTTATGCCCGTCACTACAATCATCAGGGGGCTGATCTAAAAAGGCACAAAGACCGTCCAGCCTGCGAGTTAAGCATGACTCTTAACATACGAAAAACGCACGATTGGCCTATTTGGTTAACGGATCGTAAGGGTAACGATGTGTCGATTGACTTGCCCGTAGGCTCTGGGTTATTATACCACGGAATAGAACTCGAACATTGGCGTCACCCGTATACAGGATCAGATCATATTAATGTGTTTTTGCATTGGGTGAGGGCTTTTGGGGCGTACTCGAACTACGTTTTTGACAGGGGCTGATAGACTCTAGCAAAAACCAAGACGTTAGTGTATGATCCCTATAACAGGGGATTGTATATGACTCTTCAAAAACTTCAATTTAAACCTGGGTTTATCCAAGATGTTACCGATTACACCAGTGAGGGTGGATGGCGAACAGGGGATAAAGTCCGGTTTACTCTGGGTTTTCCAGAAACAATCGGTGGATGGTCTCGGTTTACAACAGGAACTATGCTCGGGACGTGCCGAAATCTGCATGTATTCAGCACTCTTACTGGTACAAACTATGTTGGTGCGGGTACAAACTTAAAGCTTTACATCGTATCTGGTTCCGACCCAATAGATATTACGCCTATAAGACTTACTACTGCCGCAGGTGATGCAACGTTTGGTGCAACAAACGGGAGTGACGTAATAACTGTTACAGACACCGCGCATGGTGCAATACTTAATGACTTTGTAACCTTTAGCGGAGCAGTATCTCTTGGTGGAACAATTACTGCTGCAGTATTAAACAAAGAATATCAAATTACGTCAGTTCCTGACGCTAATACATACACGATTACGGCTTCTGTTAATGCAAATGGAAGTGACACAGGCAATGGTGGTAGCAGCGTTGTTGCAACATACCAAATCAACACGGGTTTGAACACGGTGGTTTCCGGATCTGGTTGGGGCGCGGGTTATTGGGGCCGTAGCACTTGGAGTTCCGCAGCCGATACTAGCGTTGCAGGCAGTCAGCTTCGGCTTTGGTCAATGGACAACTTTGGAGAAGATCTTCTTTCGAATGTCCGAGGCGGCGGCATCTATTACTGGGATTCCTCTAATGGCACAGGCGCAAGGGCCGTGGACATTACCACTATTAGTGGCGCAACAAGCCCACCTCAAGTTGCCAATATTGTTCTTGTGTCTGAAAGAGATCGACATGCTTTGGCTTTCGGGTGTGATCCGCAGGCAGACGCAGGCAATCAAGACCCTTTGACTATCAGGTTCTCGAACCAAGGATCTGTATCAGATTGGGCGGCTACCGCAACAAACACTGCGGGAGAACTTAGAATAGGCACAGGAACTGAAATTGTTGCTGCAGTACAAACCAAACAGCAAATTATTGTGATCACAGATAGATCTGTATCTGCGATGCAGTTTATTGGAACTCCGTTTACTTTTGGTATTACGGAAGTTTCTACCAACACTTCTATCATTTCTCAGAACTCAGCTATAGCATTTGGTGATTTTGTTTTCTGGATGGGCGACAGGGTGTTCTATCAATACGATGGTAACGTGAAAATTATCCCATGCCCGATTCAAGAATATATTTTTGACAATATAAACCTTGATCAACTGTCTAAAGTTGTAGCTGCCAACAACAGCAAGTTCAACGAGATTTGGTGGTTTTATCCATCAAAAGGAAATCTCAACAACGATAGCTATGTAGTGTATAACTACGCGGATCAGACTTGGTACTTCGGAACGTTAGATAGAACTGCTTGGACCGAGCACGGAGTTTCTGGATTTCCTTTAGCCGCGTCTCCGGATGGTTATATTTATTCTCATGAAATTGGAATGTCTGACGGTAGCACTAACCCTCCTAGCCCAATCAACGGATACATTGAATCTAGCAGCTTTGACATAGGTGAGGGCGACCAGTTTATGGCAATTCGTAGGATTATACCTGACGTTGGATTTAGGGCATCTACTGGAACTCCTACCGCAACGTTTACATTAAACGCAAAAGATTATCCAGGGGGAGGAGTTGAGCAGACAGAAAGTGGATCAGCCACGCGCACTTCCTCAACACCTGTTGAGAAATTTACAAATCAAATCGACGTGCGTCTTCGTGGTAGGTCTGTGTCTTTGAAGGTCGAGTCAAACGAGGTTGGGACTCAGTGGAGATTAGGTTCACCACGGGTTGACATACGACCAGATGGGAGACGATAATGTCTACGACTAACATTACAATCCCGTATTTTGCAAAAGCTCCGGACTTATACAGCCCAGAGTACACTGCACAGGTAACGCGCCAGTTCTCTTTGTTGGCGCAACAGCTAGTAAACCCCGGTCCTATACGGGCTGAGACCCTTAATTTATCAGGTCTTGGGGTATACGCAAACAACACTGCAGCAAAAGCTGGCGGTTTGGTCGAAGATGATGTATATAAGACATCAACAGGTGAATTGAGGATAGTGGTATGAGTGATTCAGAAAGAACTCCCGAAGAAATTGAAGAGTTAAATAGACGTAGAGAAATGAGCGGGACTCCTGCAAAAGGCGATAAACCTGCGTCAAAAGACGTTACCGCCTCTGTTACGGGACCTGATCCAATGGGTGGGGGTGTCTGGTAATGGGTCTCTTATCTTCGTTAGGTAGTCTTGTAGGAATGGCAGTTGGTGGTCCTGTAGGGGCCGCAGTTGGTGGTGGGATTGGAACCTTGGGAGAGGGCGGATCTTTATCAGATGCTCTTAGCTCTGGTATAGGTAACGCATTAACGGCAGGAACTTTAGGAAAAGCTGGATTAATTGGTAACGCTCTTGGCGGCGGTGCAAGCGCAGCGACTCGAGGCGCAGGCATAGCTTCTTTGTTTGGCGGTTCTATGGGCGGCATGATGGGCGGTGCTCAACCAATGAGTGCAATAGCAAGTGGTGCTATGGGTAACGCAGGCGGATACGGTCCTATGCAAGGCGGCATAGCTCAAAACTTAATGCAGGGCATTGGAATAACAGACGCTAACGGGCAGACTAATCCTCTTATGGGCGGTATTATGCGTGAGATGTTGTATCAACAACGCAGACCACGGTTCGAGAATCTGATGTCCGACACAGAAATGGCACAGTACAATACAGGGGAAAGACGCCCCGACTACAGAGGGACAGCGGTCCCAGGTACTCCTCGGGTTCAGACTCGAGCCATGGGTGGAATGATCGAGGGCCCCGGATCAGGGACCAGTGACTCTATTCCCGCAACTATTTATCAGAACGGTGGCCCTGTCCAAGAGGCTCGTCTATCTGATGGTGAGTTCGTAATGACTGCAGATGCTGTTAAAGGCGCAGGCGGTGGAAATAGAGGCGCAGGCGCAGCTAAGATGTACGAACTTATGAACCAATTTGAACGGAGGGCTTAACTTATGGCGACTGAAAACGAGTACATCACCAAGAGTATGAACCTCCTTCCTGAGTATCAGGAGATGTTTCTTAAAGATTTATTAGCAAACATTTACCAAACAGATGAAGACACAGGCGAGATATCTGGTATCGCGGCTGTAAGTCCATTGTATGGCGAAGCAGTTTTAGATGCAGAAGGCAATCCAATGTTCGAGGCTGCAGACGGCAGCGGTTTTACTTCGGATCCTTCATTAGCAAAGACAGATCAGTACGGTACTCCTATCGAAGGAACTCAAGGTGGCGTTGCTGCCCCTGACGTAATGCGTTTTACAGACGCACAGACGGATGCTATCCGTCGAATGACAGGTTACACTGACCCCGAAACAGGGGAAGTTGTTTATGAAAGCGGCCTTGGTGCATACCAACCTTATTTAAACAAAGCAGAAGAAACCTACGACAAAGGTATAGCTTCTATTGCTGGTAGTACTGGTGCGTATGATCCTACTTCATATAAAGAATTTTACGATCCATTCGTAGAAGACGTGATCGATGTAACTATGCAAGACATAGATCGAGCGGGTCAGATAGAAAACATGGATCAACGTGCTCAGTCTGTTGGTGCTGGAGCGTTTGGCGGGTCTCGTCAAGCCATCCAAGAATCCGAACTGCAGCGAAATATTATGGATCAGAAGGCGAGAACTGGTGCTCAACTTCGTTCTGCAGCATATACTGGTGCTCAGAACCAAGCTCAGTCTGCTTTCGAAAACCAAATGAAACGCGGTCAGAGTGCAGGTCAACTGTTCCAAGGTCTAGGAACTGGCATCGGAGCACTCGGGGAAGCAGCCCAAGGTCTAGGCATGACAGACATAAACTCGTTGTTTAATGTCGGTCAGCTTGAGCAAAACCAACTTCAAAAAGAATATGATGTACAACGTGCAGGTCAACTCGAGGAAGCATACGAGCCTTTCTCTAGGTTCTCCTACATGAGAGACATCCTGTCGGGTGTCCCATCAAGCGGCACTTCTTTGGCAGCGGCGGCTACACCACAAGCCAGCCCCATGAGCAACGTAATGGCAGGGGCAAACATATACGGTGGCGCACAAGGACAAGGAAACATTTTTGGCGGGTTAGGTAAACTCGTCTAAGGCAGGGCATAAGCATGGATAACGTATACAACCGCAGTCTATTCTCTAAGAACAACAGGCCTGCTCGACAAAAGTTGCAGAAGATGGGCGGGATTATGGCCTCATCTCCCGAGCTTATGCAAGCGGCACAGAGAGTTGGTAGTACACCTGATCAGAATATGGGTGGAGCAGGGGCTAGTAAAATGGCGAATCTTGGACCTCCGCCTATGCCTATGGCTCCTCCCATGCCTATGCCTAGCTCAGTTCAAATGCCAACTCCTCCTATGAAACCTATGGCGTATGTCGAGGGCGGAGAAGTAGAGGCTGTAGACATTACAAAAACTCCGACAACATCTTTGAATAATCCAGGGTTTGCCACTGAGTTTGAGAAATACTTAGGTACGACTCCTATGTTGGCAAACAAATTAGACAAGGCTTTTGATTCTAGAGAAGAAGCGGCGGCGGAAGCGGCAAAAACTAAAGATGCTATTGACGCTGCAATCGCCACAGAAAATACAGAAAACATTGTTAACACGGTCTTAGATCAGGCAGGGATGCCTTTGAACGAGGACTCTAAGAAAGAGTTTGCTCGGTCCGTGTTCGGGATGGAAGATGTGAACGACATCGATGAGATAAATAAACGTATTGCAGACGTGGCTATCGGATCATCAATCGGCAAAGGCCCAGACGCTTTTGCAGAAGCAGTGATACTTGGTCTAGGTGAATACAAGAAAACTGCTACGGCCCGTGCCGCTGCTAAGTCAGGCGGAAAGTCAGGCATGTCACCTCTTGAGCCTTTCGCAGATGCGGTTCGTGATCTCGCAGGTAAACTTGTGGCTGCTCGAGGCGTTGATATTGATACTGCAATGCAGCAAGCCGCTGCAGCATTAGCTCCGTACTACGGTGCTGGTGGCGGTGTTCCGGTTACATCCCCGTCAGGTCCTAGCTTAGACGAGCGAAGAACATTGGTTGAGCAAGCTTTAAAACAACAGCCTGATAAACGAGAGTTGATTCTTAAACAAGCTGAACAAGATGGTGTTAACATCGAGGGGCTATAATGGCTGATAATCCGTACCTAGACTTGGACAAGCCTAAAGAGACTGTCGAAGACTCCAACCCATACCTGCAAGCAGAAGACACTGGGCGCAATCGAGAGCAGTTCGGAGAAGGAACTATTGCCCGTGAGTTTGTCGAGGGTGTTGGCTCTGGTTTGATCGGCATCGGAGAAGGTGTCGTGGGCCTTGGAGCATTAGGCGTGGACCTCGTTGCAGGCACAGATTATGCGGATAACGTCACAGAGACGGCTGAGTATCTTAGAGATGTAGCGGGTTTTGATCCCGAAGGCATCGTGGGTAAAGGCGCAGAAGTAATCACACAATTTGTCGTACCTGGGGTGGGTGTTGCTGGCAAAGTAGGCAAAGGGTTTATGAAAGCTAGACAACTTGCTGGTAAGACAGGAAAGCTTTCTAAGACTGAACGAACCAACCTAGCACTGAGAGAACTTGGTGCAGTTGCTGGGGTTGAGATGGCAGTGTCCGGAGACAACAGCACTACCATTGGGGATTGGGTCGAGATGGGTCCAACTCAAACTACAGACTTGATCGGGCTTGAGGGCACAGAAAAAAATCTGGCTCGAGTAGGTAACAGGCTTAAAGTTATGGCAGAAGCAGGGGTCATAGGCGGAACAATCCAAGCAGGCTTGTCCAAAGCGGGTAAGACTATTGGGGACGCGAAGGTTACAAAAGATGTAGCGGGTGCAACAAAACGTAAGATCGATGCTGCAGGCACTTATCTTGACGAACTGGTGGACAAACGAACCTTGAACGCGCCGGGCGATGACCTGTCTGGTCTAGAGAAAGGTATAGCTGAAGCAGTTATCTTTACTCGATACCGTGGAGCAACTCCTGCACAGATCGCAGAGAAACGTCTGTTGTTAGATGGTCAGATTAAACCTGAGTTAGACAAAGCCGGACGTATCTTTAACAATATTGAAGCTGACTTGGACAAAGTTATAAAGGCTATGCCGAGTGGTTCTACGTTGGATAAGACCGACACGCTAAACAAAGTCCTAGATTATATGCGGATCTCAGATCCTGCTGCAAAGAAAACTGCGTTTAACTCTTTGCCTAAAGAGATACGTCGAGACGCAGCTAAGATGCGTGATCATGTGGACACACTGAGCCAAGGCGTATTAGACAGTAAGTTTTTGAACGATAACAACTTCATGACTAAAGATGGTCGTATGATTAAAGACGTTATCCAAGATGGACTCGGCAGTTATGTTCGACGCAGATACAAAATATTTGAGGATGCGAACTACACTCCGGATGAAAAAACAATAAAGGTGGCTGACAATTACTTCCGTAAAAACAAGCGGTTAATTGGTAAAGAGCTAACTAGGTTGGCAAGAGCAGACGTTGACGATGTATTCAATGACCAGTTTTTAAGATCTAACGGCCTTGATCGTACAGGCACGGGGGATAAACAGATCATTACTGTTCTGGGTCAGCCTACCGACACAGTCGTAAAGAAAGCCCGTGAAGGATACTTGAACAGGTACTCGTTGAAGAAGAACGAGAAGTTGAAGGGCGGCTTTGTTGCAAAAGACCGTTTGGATACAGGGATGTTTATCTCCAGGGAAAAGATTGCTCCGGCTCTACGTTCTCTTTTAGGAGAGGTCGATGATCCTCGAGCCGCTGTCCTTGGTACTGTGGCAGACTTGGCTCAGTTCAATGCTATCGACGATTACTTTGGCACTATTGCTAAGATGGCAGAGACAAACACAGGCATAGGAAAGTTCTTTCGTAACGGGAAAGATTTAAGTGAGGCTCAAAAGAAAGAGTTAACCCGCCGTGGATATATCAAACTAGGTGGGGATGATGGCGCAGCAAGTGTCCTCGGATCTACAGGTAAGAACGCTGACGCAGAAAAACTAATTGGTCGAACAGGTTGGGGTAGCTTGGACGGACACTACGTCCCCAAGCAAATCTATAAAGATCTTACTAATCAGGTGGCTGGCGAATCTAACTGGGGCGTGGAAATGCTGAAGGGTGGTTTAGGTGTTGCCCTTAAAGCCAAGGGTTTATCCCAGTATTCCAAAACAGTTCTGTCTCCAATCACTCAAATTCGAAACTTCACAACCGCTGTTATGTTTGCAACGGCAAACGGGAACATGCCTGTGCTTGGTCGAGGAAGTAACTTCAAGGATTCTGCAACGGCAGTCTTCTCGGATATCTTTAACAAGGGCAGCGAGGCTGTGTTTGATGATCTAGCTGACGCTCAACGCAGAGGAATCTTAGGAACAAATGCAGAGTTAAGGGAGATTCAAGACCAGTTAAGTAAAGGTATTGGGTACTCAAACTCCGCAGAAGTTCGTCCTAGAAACTTTATCGAGGCTGTCAGAGGTAAGACAACTGACAACAAATACGCAAAAGGTGTGGGTAAAGTAGCTTCTGGTTTTGAGAAAGCATATCAGGGATCAGACGATCTTTGGAAATACTTCTCGTACCATTCTGAGCAGGCTAAGATACGACACGCATTGGACGGAGTGTCCGAAGCAGACAAGATTAAGTATCTGACTAAGAACATGGATGATGTTACTATCGAATCGCAACAAGCAATTCGAAATGGAACTGCTGATATTGATGAGTTGATCAAGACTCGCGCTGCACAGATCGTGCGAGACACTGTGCCAAACTATAACAAAGGTGCATCTGAGTTTATCAAGCTTGGACGAAAGCTGCCGTTTGGAAACTTCATCACGTTCCCTGCTGAAATGTATCGTACAAGTTTTAATATTGTTCGCCAAAGTTTGGACGATATGGCTTCGGACATCCCTGCTATACAGGCTAGAGGTCGGCAACGTATGATTGGGTTTGCAACTACTACTGCAGTTGTTCCTGCCGCTGCGCTAGAAATGGCATACGCTGTGACAGACGTGACTCGAGAAGAGATGGAAGCGTTCAAGAGATCCTTTGGTGCACCTTGGATGAAAGGCGCAACTCTGATTCCAACAGGTCGAACAGAAGACGGGAAGATCAAGTACATCAATTACAGTACCTCGAATCCGTATGACGTGCTGTCTAGGTTTGCCAACCGCGCTCTTACTGAAGCGGACGCTGCTATGGCAGAAGGAAAAGACCTTGATCAGTGGATCGTGGATGTAGGTATCGGAACGTTAGGCGAGGCGTTTGCTCCGTTCTTAGACGAAGCCATGCTAACAGACGCCCTTTTAGATATCTCTTACCGTGGTGGGCGCACATCTACAGGGGCTCAAGTATATAACCCCGAGGACAATGGAGCTACCAAACTATTCAAGATGTCAGGTCATGTGGCGAACACAATGATTCCAAACGTTCTGGCTGTCGCGGATATATCTGGTGGTAAAATTGAGGCCAGCCGCGCAGTTCGCGGTCTTGTCGGAGACGGACTTGGCATCGATGCCATATCTTCTCAAGACAAAATGGGGCGTCAAAGAACTTGGAAGCAGGAGCTTGCGAGGTTGTCTACTGGTGTATCCGAGCAAGAGTTTGATCCAAAGCAAGGTCTTAGGTTTGCAGCCTACGGATTCCAACGGGGACAGACTGACGCGAAGCGGATGTTCAACAGCCTCACAGATGATTTCGGAGTGACTCCGGCACAACTGTTGAAGGGTTATCAAGACGCTAACGAAGCGAAGTATCGCAATGACCGTGGCTACTACCGTATGATTCAAGACCTTCGGACCATGGGCATCTCAGATTCTGAGATCCGTAGGACTCTTAAAGAGAACAACATCGGTGGTATTAAAGGTATTATGAGAGGTGAGTTTGAGCCATTTAAAATTACGCCTGACACATATAAGAAGCTTCTAAGAGTAGATGCCCTGGATAGTTTGCCTCGAGACGCAATCCAAAATGTGCAGGACAACATGAGAAATCTTCCGCTTGATCCACAAGTTAAAGACAGACGTGAGATAAAACCTGTCGAGATTGCTCCTTCGGCTCCACAATCAAACCCGTACTTGCAGGCTCCAAGCAACCCTGCTCCTGCAAATCCGTATTTAAATCTGGATCAGAGCAGTTTGCCACAAGCTCCAATACGGCAAGCCAGTAACAGAGGTCCCATAAGTCCTGAGTTGTTAGGCGGCAATGCACAGGAACGTGCGGCTAACGCTTTCTTACAAGACAGTTAACTACAAGAACACTTTCTTCTTGTGGTATTTACTTTTGTATAGCTTGGTAAAGGACTGAAAGAACTTAGTCGTTACTTTCTTTCTCTGTAGATCACTGCCTTCCTCAACAGCATGAGTCCAATCCTCTCTTTTAAAAGGCATTACTTGTATCAATGGTGTCCCTGGTGAATACAATGTTTCTTCCGCAGGTCCCTTATAAATAAAAGGAAAGTTTACTTCGGTAAGACCATCAGTATCTACAATGGCTGGTAGTATTTCGAAGTCTCCTCTGTGGTAAAACGGGGAGAAGAAAAGGCAAGAGTACCCCGGAGGAGTTTCAATTCTCCAAGGGCTTACGAACTTAAAGATAAGACCCCCGTCAGTTTCTTCCGCCAATGGCGATCCGTGGACCTGCTCTCTCCTATGATCTGTTATTACCTCAACGTTTGAATCAGGCCAGTGAAAACCTAACGTTCCGTTGCTTCCTTTTTTGACCAAGAGTTCCTGCCACAAAGGTATGATGTACCCAGAAGTTAAAAAATCTTGAACCGGAACACACGCTTTGAGGGTGAGATACTTATCTACAACCCCGTTTATAGCCGTCACGTCCAACTTTCTTTGTGGTCCTATATGACGAGTCATATCTTTGTACCAATTAGGTACATGCTTTTTTGCAGGAGTTGGATGCTCTAACTCTATGTACTCTGGTTTTTGGGACGTGAATGTTATCTTCATTCATCTATCTCTCGATAGGTAAATCCTTCTCCTGTAACTGCTACATGTAGTCCTTTACCACCAAAGAGTTTTATAAGCTCGTCGGATTCCGCTTCGACTTCTGCTAATACCTCTCGATCTTTAAGGGCCGCAGCACAGTTTATAGCGATTGCTATGTAGTCTATGATGGCATCGATTTGTAATTGATGCATCTGTTTGAATCCTACAGTTTTAATGTCCTCTAGTTCCATCATTCTATTTCTCCCCAATGGTCTTTGATATCAACGTCGATCTTGGATGGGATTGCTAAAGGCATTCCGGTCTCCATGATTTCTTTTATTTTAGATGCCTGTTCGTCACTCTCAATACTAAAACATAACTCGTCGTGCACAGTAAGCATCGGAGTAAGTCCTTCGTTGTAGCAATCAAGCATCGCCTTCTTAGTCTGGTCGGCTGCTGATCCTTGGATCAACTTGTTTAGTGCCTTGTATGTGAACGCTCTTCGTATGCCCCTGCCCCCAGGACCCCCGTACTCCTTCACAGCTTCGTCGTAAGGCAGCGGTTTGCCTATTCCGAATGTCACAGGCTCCCAAAGGTGGAAGCGGCATCTACGGCCCATTAGAGTGCGTATCTGACCGTTCTTATCCCCCTGCTTAGTGGCAAGGTCTGCCAAACCTTTTACGAAAGGAACCTTCGTGTGGTGTCGGCTGATCAAATCCTTGGCTGCTTCTTTAGAAATCCCAAGCTGATCAGCTAGTTTTGCCACGCCCATACCGTACATGATTCCAAGGTTCACAGTCTTTGCTTGCTTACGAGTGATGTTTGCAAGGTCCGCTACCATTTGATGCAGGTCAACATCCCCTGTGTTAAACTCTGAAACGATCTGATCAACGATAGGATTGCGAATCGTGGACGGAACTAACGAAGCAAAGTGAACCAGTAACCTCGGCTCTTGGCTTGAGTAGTCAAACGATCCCCACTTCTGCCCCTCTTCGGGTATGAATATCCCCCGTATATAACGTTTGATATCTGGGTCCCGAGCAGGAAGCTGCTGTAGGTTTGGGTTTGAGGAAGAAAATCTTCCGGTAACCGTTCCCCCAGAATCCCTGCGGGTAGAGTGTAGCTCCGTGTGGATTCTTCCGTTGTGCTCATGACGCAGGATACTATCAATGAAAGTACTGTCGGCTTTGTCAAACTCTCTTAGCTTAACTAAGATCTGTGCAACTCTCTCCGGATGCTCGTTAAGAAAACTTTTTGTAAACGATGGAGCCCCTTTCTCTGTGCGAGGATATTCCATCTTCAACTTATCAAACATCTTTTGAATAGACGCAGATGCCCAGATGTCTACTTCCATCCCTGCTTCTTTCTCCAACATCCCCCTAAGAAGTTTGCTTTGCTTTTGCAGAGCCTTTTTGTTTTCATCGGCTCGATCAAGATCAACACGCACACCCTTGGTTCTCATGTCCAAGATACACCGGATCAATCCTGTCTCCATGTTCCAGACATCCCACAACTCTTCTTTGTCCAGATGAACTTTTAACGCAGTCCATAGTTTAAGTGTGGCTACCGCATCTTGTTCCGCATAATCCCCCACAAATTTAGGAGGGAGCTTATACATTTCAGACTTAGGGTTGACTCCGAAATCTGCAGCCGCCGCCTTGAGTAGCTGTTCATTCTTTCGAACCCCTGCATAATCACGGGCCATAGCATCTAGGCCAAACGACCAACGGTTCTCATCGACCAAGGCTCCGGTCACCATGGTGTCGATGATCCTACCCTTAATCTCCACACCTTCTGCTCTCAACCAACCTGCGTCATAGGTTGCATTGTGCATAATCACATCCATCTCAGGAACTGATAGCTGTTTCTTGATCCACTTGAGCGTGATCCTCGGGTCCATGTTGTGACCGTTCTCATGCCGCATAGGAAAATACCCTTTGTATTCTCCGGCAGCGACAGCAATCCCAATGATATGTCCGTTGTTCGTGGCCCATCCAGGGCCGAGTGTGGTGAGGTTAGGGTCTTTTGTTTCCAGATCAACAGCCACCTCCTTGTACCCTGTAAGATCAGGGAACTCAGTTGGGATGTTCCAATCAGTTTCAATCACGTTCAACTCACCTTTGAGTTGGTAATTAAGATCACTGGAATCACCGCTATCTTCTGTAAACAAAAACTTCTGACTCATTTATTTAGCACCTTGTCTAATCTATTAGAGATCTCTTTCTCTCGATCAGAAAAATCTGACCCCAAAGCGCTATACCCACACTTATCAATCCAAGAATCCTCATGATCTAGCCCGTTCAAAAGACGGGCGGACTTAACCCAATCCATCATGATCGCAACATGTTGCGCTGTAATGTATCCATGAGTGCGTAGTGCCTCTCGTACTATTATATTCCATCCGTCAGCAATACGCGAGAAGTTATCGTGGGCATCTCCATAGTCCTTGGCTCTCTGCCCATTGATCAGTTCTTTTGCCTGATCCAATACTTTATCTCTTTTCATAGCGTGTACCTATACTTGTTACTGGATTGTAGGATATACAGATTGTGCCGCGCTCTTGTGATGGCGACATAAAATGCTCGGTGTTCATCATCGGGAAATCTAGTGTCATAACAAGCCTTGGTCGAAGCAGTCCAAACCATACAGTTGTCATCTTCACCGCCCTTCATGGCGTGGAAAGTCGATACCTTGATACGAGGTTCTGATAGAAGATTCTCTCCTCTGCGAAAGATAGCGTCGATGTACTCCTGCTCCGCACCAGATACGTTGAAGATTTCATACCCCCCGTAAGCTGCATCTTTCAGTAGACCGTAATCTTTCATCAGTTCTCTCATAGACAACATGGTCTCTGCGGGTAAGGCATCGAGCAACTGCGTAGCTCCTCGGCGCACAACTGCATCTACGCCCTGTTTCTTTACAGACTCGTAGATCCTTTTGACCTCGGGCAACGTTATAGACTCATCTTTACACAGGCTTTCCCAAGCCAATAGGTTGTGCACTAACGTTTCGGAAAGACTAGACTTACCATTGCGTGAGTATTTGTAACCCTGTCCTCGCAACCAGTTCGCCATCTCAGATACATATCCATTAGTCCTTGCCATCAATGTCCAAGACCCCTCATGGATTGGAGCTTCAGACAGGTAGTTGACGTACTCTACCTTGCCTTCTTCCTCACGGGCAGTGAACACCTTCTCATGCCGACCAGTAATTCTTTTAGATATTGACTGCGCGAGTCGGTGAACCGACTTGGGAATGCGATACGACTGACTAAGAACCTCGATGTTGTCAGAACTTTTGTTGAACTCTGATACTTCGACCCCCGTCCATCGGTGGATAGCCTGATCATCATCCCCTGCAATCCAAACAAACTCAGACTTTTCCGCTATCTTTCTCGCCATATCCCACTGCAGTGGAGTGAAGTCTTGAGCCTCATCAATAAACAAGTAGTCCAGATTAGGAGTCTCACCGTGCTCGATAAACTTCTCGATCATGTCTACAAAATCATACTTGTCTGTAGACATTTTGTATTCAGCTAACTGTTTAGATAGCTGATCCAACTTGGCGTGGAACAAATTCCAATCGGCTTCCTCATTGTACTCCTGATCGATACTGATCTTTCTCAAACGTGCGCGATTATCTAGCTGAAGATACCGAGCACCTGACCCTCCAACCGTGGGCAATGTAACACCACCGTCTAAAGACGTGTAGTCTTTGCCTTCAAACGTCAGGCCAATCTCTCTGCCTATGTTGGCATAGTCCTCGGGCCCCATGATATCAGTAGTCTTGAGACCCAGACTATGGAATCCAAAGGCATGTGTAGTCTTCATGTAAGGAAAGTCTTTGGGCTCTAGCTTGAACTTAACACAGGCTCGAGCAATCATTTCCTCGATGGCCTTTCTTGTAAAAGAAATAACTCCAATACGAGAGGGATGAGCGCCGGAGTCTAGTGCCGCCTCTATCTCTTGTATCAAGCGATAAGTTTTACCACACCCAGGTGGACCTAGCAGAAGCTTACTGTTCTGTATCATAGTCTTTTCCTCTTGGTCGTTGGTTAACCCAATCCTCTATCTCTTCGAGAACCCAACGGCTGGCGGATCTTCTATTGTGCTCACTGCCAAGCACGATAGGTTGGGGGAAGCTTGAGTCTGTTTGTGCCAGTTTGTAAACGTATGACTTAGATACCCCAAGCAGATCGGCTACTTCGGATACCCTCATCAGCTTGTTAGAACGGGATGTCATTTGATATCTCCTTAATTGGTAGTTCAACTTCGCCTTCGTCAAAGGCAGGAATTATCCAACACCTAAGAGTAGATTTTATTTCGCCTTTCGGGCTGCGCTTAACGATGTTCTGCTTGCCAGTGTCTCCACCCATGTCTCGAATCATCTGCATAAGCTGACCTCTGGTTGGCCCAGAGAATCTACGGTGATGCAGGTACTCCAACAAACCATCTAGTTTAAACTTCGTTGTACCTCCATCCGTCCATGGCTTGCCCATATCCATTTCCTCTGGGGACATGGCTCGTACATGGCTTGTGCAATAGTTACGCAAGTGATCTTTAAACTGTCCTGCGATTGTCAGTTCCGGAGGCACTTCTAAGAAGGTCGCACCTTGCATCAAACTATTGACCAGTTGCTGCCACTTCTGAGGTTTCATAGTCGGAGGCATCATGTTCTTTTGATCCATGCAAGCACGTTGGAACAACGTCTGATTCTGGAGTTGCTCAGTGCTCAACTGTATTCTGTCTCCATCCACGTCCATAAAAAACAGGCGAGGCTCAGACAGCATGATCGTAAGACCGCCAACAGTGACAGCGTCCGGTGCATCATTACCTATCCCAAACTTTCTCGTAGCGCATACTGCAGGATCACAGTAACTCCGCATCGGTTCATCTTTACAGGTGTAGAGATATTCTTTTTTCTCATGCTGCTTTGTGAGATTTACGATCTCACTCGAGGGCAGAGGCGGACTAGCTAGTGTCCGGTTGTACCCTTCAAACTCTTGTTGCCACTGATCTGGGCTCTTCATCTTGCAGTACCGAGCCACGTTAAACAGCGTGTTGTTTCTAAACTCTGTTACAGGTCCATCTGAAAACAAATGCTCGAGGCAAGGAGGTCCATCAGTAAAGTGTTGGCGGGGCTTGGATAAGCGCATCCCCTCGAGGTCGCTTAAAGATACCCTGGATTTATCCACTGTGTCTAGAAACTCGTCTAACTCCATAGCCTCTGTCTTAGAATTAAAGGCATACCGTTGTGGTAGATCCGCGTTAAAGTATGGCATGTTGATAAAGTTACCAACGTCCCCTCTTTCCGCGATGATGGTGTCCTGTTTGGGGAACACCTCACAACCACTGTGTCCTAATGCAATGGACATCTCAGTCAAATAATCTCGGATGTCTGCAGCTTGTTCCCAATCTTTTAAGAACAAATACAAGTGAGCACCGCCCGACTTGGATCGACAATGAACCAAAGGAAGCTTTAACTTCTGGATTTTGTCCTGCATTTCGTTGTGGTTTAGATCGTATACATCTATGTCAAGCGCACCGAACTGGCACTTGTTCTCTTCATTTATAGGGATTGCTCCTACACCGCTCTTCCCGTCGATGTGCAACTGCACTAACGCCTCGGTCAATGGCTCTCGGACAATCATGCTTTTTGAATCTGCTTTTCCATTGCGGCCCACCCGTCCTACGGTTGTAGTACCGTGTGCAGATTTGGCCCCAAGAAAAGAGGCAAGCAATCTTCCTGCTTGTGTCATGGGTGTCTCCTAAAAAAAGGCTCACGCTAACGGCCCGTGTCAGCGTGAGCCAAACTACTTAAAACGGGATGGAATCATCATCCTGTACAGAACTCACAGTTGCCTGATGTTCTGGGTCTTTAGCAGCTTTTAGTTCTCCGGCAGCAACACTGCTGCGGAAGGTGAGAGCCTCTTGAAGAAGGTCACGGTCATTGACCAAACCAATCTTCTCGATTGAATAGTTAAACCAAGTACCTTGGTCATTGCTTTCCTCGACAGTGCTGAACTTCCACTGGGTTGCGAACAACGGTGGTAGAACCATGGCCCCTGTCTTCGGATGCTTAACCTTTTGCATTGCGATCTGTGTCTTCCAACGGCGACTGACCTTCAACTGTGTGGACTTCATGTCGATCACAACAGGTTGAGAGATACCATCGGCATCGATCACCAAACAAAAGTGTTGGTCTGACTTGACCAGTTCATTACCGTTAGGCAATATTTCTTTTGAGCCAGAGCGAGTAGTCTGTTGAAGAACCGGATCGGTTGCATCAATCTCGCCTTGGTAACCGCCGCCCATGTCACGCGGGATAAACTCAAGGTACTTTGTGCTTTGATAGCAGGGCAATACTGTGATGCCCTCTTCACCAGAGAACTTATCTCCAGTAACAGTGTTGAACATATCCCCTTGCTCTGCACCTTCAATGTACTCTGCTTCCCTCTTCTTTAACTGGGGAGACATAGCTTGAAGTATACGAACAAACGGGATCTGCATTTCGTCTGCGGCAAAGGTTGCACCTTCACCTGCAAACTCTAAGATATCGTCCATGATATCGGTTGAGACTGCGGTCTCTTTCTTTTTTGCAACTGCGTTAGCCATTATGATTTCCTCTTGATTACAGCGGTGTTAGAAATGAATGCCCCGAACAGGTCGAGATCGATTGGTTTACCATCAGTGATTCGTTCTTTGACGAATGCTTTCAATGTTGATGGGTGGACATGTGTCTTGGTCTTAGGTTCGAAGCCTCGTTCACGCAGGACGCCGACTGCGTCTCCTGCCAAGTTGTCTTCGCCTTTACCAAACGACACAGTGATATCGTTCTTAATGATATCATCGAGCCCGTTTGATCTGAGCCAATCGAACGCTTGATCTTTGTTCGCGACAGGGATTGATGCTGCCACAATCATTTTACGTTCTACGGTCATACCGTCTACATCCAAACGCTCGACGCCCATCTCATCCATCAAGGCAGGGATGCCTTCAACAGATAGTTTGTGCTTCTCTGCTTTGAGTGCTTTAATGTGGGACTCGGCATCCTCGATCTGGGACTCAACGTTTCGCAACGTGCGTACCAAATGACTAAGCTGTTTGCCTGTCCCTGTATCAACTCGACTGACTGCGTCAGCCTCATCGAATATGTCTTCAAATATATCGTTCATAAGTTTTTCCTCTTCAGGGTTGATTTGTGTGGTAACCTCATGCTATCCACAATATAGACAATAGTGGAGGTATGTGATGGATGTCAACTACAAATTTAAACTTAAACCTTTTGATCACCAGGTAACGGCGCTCGAGCAAGGGTGGGATCGTCCGGAGTTTGGATACTTCATGGAGATGGGGACCGGAAAGTCAAAGGTATTGATCGACAACATAGGTATGTTGTTCCTCGCAGGTCAGATAAATTTTGCATTGGTGATCGCACCGAAGGGTGTTTATCGGAACTGGGTGGCTAAAGAAATCCCAGAGCATATGTCTAACGAGGTTCCGCATCGAGTGATTCGGTGGGTGTCAGGTGGTAACAAGAAACAACAGGCGGAAGTGCAGTCTGTTAAAGAACCGTTCTCTGGCCTGACAATATTTGTCATGAATGTCGAAGCATTCTCTAGTCTCAAAGGAAGTACAGCAGGTAAATGGTTGAGTCGTGCGCTTGGTCCTTACGGGCTCATAGCTATCGATGAGTCTACAACTATTAAGAACCACAAGGCCAAGCGCTCGAAACAACTAATGAAAATTGCAGAAGGTTTCAAGTACAGAAGACTCTTGACAGGGTCTCCAGTTACAAAAAGTCCTATGGATATCTATTCGCAGTTCGAATTTATGCGTAAAGGTTTGCTTGGTCATGAATCCTACTACTCTTTTCAAGGTAGATACGCTGTCACGCAGCGTCGAAGCATGGGCGCTCAAGCTTTCCAACAGATCGTAGGGTACAAGAACATCGATGAACTTACAAATAAGATTGACATGTTTGCCTATCGGGTTCTCAAGAAAGACTGTCTCGATCTTCCGGATAAAATTTACACCGCTCGATACGTTACACTGACAAGTGAGCAGCTAAAGATGTACGAAAACCTACAGCAACAGGCGCTCGTTATGTTCGAGGATGGAGAAATGGTGTCGGCCCCTGCAATTATTACGCAGATGCTTCGGCTGCAGCAGGTAATGTCCGGACATCTCAAGACTGATGATGGAGAAATGAAGTACTTTCCATCACGCCGCATGGATGCCCTCGATGAAATCATGGAAGAACACCAGGGCAAAGCTATTATCTGGTCTAGATTCCGGTATGACATCAAACAAATCACCGACATGCTCAATAAAAAGTTTGGCCCTGGATCTGCAGCAGCATACTTCGGAGACACAAAGGATGATGAACGCAATCAGATAGTAAAGAACTTTCAGAATCCGAACCACCCGCTAAGATTCTTTGTCGGGAATCCATCAACAGCGGGTTATGGTCTAACGTTGACCGAAGCTAACCTTGTGGTGTACTATGCCAATGACTACAACTTGGAGACACGCATCCAATCTGAGGATCGGGCCCACCGGATCGGGCAAAAACACAACGTTACATACGTTGACCTGATCACAGAAGGCACAATCGATGAGAAAATTGTGGAGTCTTTGAGAGGAAAGATAAACATCGGAGCCAAAGTGCTCGGAGAAGAGGCAAGAGAATGGCTAAGTTTGAAGCCCACGAAGAAATAATAGAAACCATGGTGGACTTTAAGAAAGGACTTCGGACTCTCGATACAGGGACCAAGGTCCTTGCCGAACAGACGGGGCTCGAGGATGATGTCGCCCGTGCATTACTCAGAGGCATGAACAAATCATACTCAACAGTCACGCAGATCAGAGGCTACTCAAAAGAAAAACCCTATCAGATCGAAGGCAAGAATAAAAAAAGGCTCCTTAAAAAAGGAGCCTGTTAGTTTGGTAGCATAGGACTACCGAGCAGTGTATGGAATACCCTAACAATACATGTTAAGTGTCATGCTGTCGAGAATGAAAGTCATGTGCCTGACGTATCAACACTGACAGTTGTCGAGCCATGGACCTTTGTTCTTTCTCTGCGATCAAACGCAGCAAGTCATGATCCTCTTTTATTAATCCAACGTTCTGAAACTTTTGTTTCTCAGACTCTTTCATCTTTTTTCTAGCCATGTCAGCCCCCAGTTGTTTTGTAAATGTTGATTGTACATACACAAGTTGGGGGCTGAACGCAAGTAGTTAGATTTAGACAGGCAAGACTATGCGATAAGACTCTGTGCTTTCCAACGGTTGGTCTTCGTCGGAAAGAAACTCGTCTATTCGAGACATAGAAATGTTATCTTCTTCCAAGTGTTCAGCTAATTCGTCTGCAGTCCACCACTCAGGGCTCTCAACCATGGTGGCTCGGATCACTGCGAAGTCTTGAACCTTTGGATCTACTAAGACGGGCTTGGATTCTTCAGCTTGCTCAACCGTGGTGGCTCGAACACAGCGCCAAGGTATGTGGGCTCTCTTGTCCGCGTAGTTTGGTACGCATCTTGCATCAACCAAATCCCCTCGATCAAAGTTCAGAAGGTTTACGATACGAGCATTGAAGAATACTGCTTCCCCCTCATCGGTTATACCAAACGCGCTCCTAGATTCAGTTAAATTTTCAATCATCACATACATAGATTCTGTATTGAAGTTATGCTCTGAGGTGTGAGTGAAATTTTCCAACTGCTTACGCGCTTGGTGGTTGTTCATGTATGCTGTCCTTATCTTATGCATTTGAAATGTCCTTTAACGGAAGTTTGTCTCGTTTAATAATATTGCAAACCATTGTCTCCGATACACACAACAGGTCTGCAATCGTGGTCACGTCTAGTTTTTTATGCAAAAGAATATTTATCCGGCGAGATCTTTCGCTAATCTTTTGCTCCGGAGTAGAAGGAGAACGTCTTTTAATTCCCGTTCTTAGTGATTCCTGGTTGTGCATGTGAGCAATTCTAGGCTTCTTAATAACGTCCATTTGATTCTGTTTGATCCATGCCCTTCGAAACCTGTGCTCTTGTTCCGGTGTCATATGTTCCTCCCTTTCTGTCTGAGGTTACTGGTGAAAGAACGTAGTTCCCCCACCGCGTTAAAGATTTCATCGTTGAGTGAAGGTCTCGCGTCTTTGCGAAACCTTTCTTCCTGCAGACGATCAACTTTATTCCTTAAATAAGTAAGGTTCTGCTCCTCTGCGGGTGTTAGTGTCTTAGTGCATTCTTTCTTTAGGGACATTGTTTAATCGATCCTCTGCTGATTTAGATGAAATTTGTGACAGCATTTTGAATCCGAACTCCATGTCTTGAGGACTCCAGAACTGAGATGCCATAGTCATGAGAGTAGCAACCACATCGTCTGGATCCATATCCTCCGGCAATACTCGCATGAGATTGTGAACAAGATGTCCCTTTTCCATTACGCTTTCTGGATAAAACTCAGAGTGAGTGTCCATCATACCATCAAACACTAGAGACACAGTCCAATATTCAAACTTCTTTGAGTCTAGGTTTAGTTCCGGAAGTATGTGGTCGATCCAATCTTGAACCTCGATCCATGTGTCCATGAACGCGGCCTCGAAACCCGAGTGTTCGGTCTTCGTTGTTATTTGATACACGTTATTTTCCCTTTCTCATCCAATTAATTTCCTCAAGTAACTCTAGCTTTTCAGCCGTTACTTTCTCCAACGCCTTCAGCAGTCTTGCTATCTCGTTGGTTTGCTTTGCCATCTTGGAATGCATGGCTGCAGTTCTTTTATCAGACATCTAGATCCTCGAAACCTTCGTCCTCGATATCGCCATAGCCGTTGCAATACTCGCAGTCCTCGAGCCGCGTGTCTAAATATCCAACGTCACGGTTTATGTTGTGAGGTACAGCGTACTCTACCTCGACTTGTCCATGCCCGTCACATTCTGGGCATGGCATTCTTCGTTCTTTAACACTGCTCATTGATTTATCCTTCTCTGTTAATCTCCAACCAATTATGTCCCTCATTATCGATGGCTTCTTTGATTCTGTCCAACTCTATTTCGAATTGTTTGTTGTATCTTTGGTTGTAGGTTCCCGTCTGCTTAGATGCAGCAGACAATTTATCCACAGTCCAATGATGAACTGTGTAGATTATGCTTTCTGAAAGTCTCTCTTCAGAGGGAGCCTGATGCCCCCGTATCGCGCCATTTTTTGTCATGATATCTCCTAGAAATCTGGTTCGCCGTGCTCATCGAGCACTGGCATTCTGAATTTATATTCTCGGGGCTCTGGCTTTGGTCGGGGCTCCTCTTCTTCAAGAGGAATAACCCCGAGCCTACGCAGTTCCGCCTCATCCATGGACAGGAATCTTGCCCATGTAATACATTAACGCAATATCTTCGGGCATGTCGTTGAGGATCTTACGGCGAACCTTCTGATTCGGAAGCTTAGTCCAATCACCATTAGTGACAGGTGGATGCCAATCAGATTGATAGACGCCCTCTTCGTTCTCAAACAAGAACAAACATTTCTTCTTCATGGCGCGTTTCATATCCTTCCGAGCAAGGTGCTCGTCCAAACGTTTACCGCACCATGTCTCCAGATCCTCACCCCATCCCTCTGGAAAGAGT